TTATGAAGGATCTGGCACATGGAATCAGTATAAAAGCGTCACTAAAAAACCATGATTTGAGTTGGGAGTGTTTCAGAAAATGGTTAATAGATACAAAGAAATATCCATCATTAAGAGCTAAATATAGTCAAGCTAAACAGGATGGAATAGAATATAGTCTTAGCGATGCTCAGAGCTTAATTAATGAAGCTGTCCAGGATTCTAAGCATAAAGAAAAAACAGACTTAGGTTCAACTCATTTAATAAAGGAATTTATATCTCTAGCCAAATGGAGGGCAGAAAAATTATCGCCTAAAGTCTATGGAAAAAACGATCATTTAAAGGTTTCAGGAGATAAAGATTCACCTTTAATTGTTAAATGGAATAGTTAAAAGTATTGATTTAATTAGATAATGATTAGATTTATTCAAGCAGTATAATCAATGTTGCCTTGACATATTATAGAGAACACCGGTCAAGCTGCCAATTATGTCAATTTGTAGGCAGATTCAACTCATAATAGTAGTAATATAACTAATAATTACTAACGATAATTTATGATTATCACTAGTAATACTTCCAATAATTAATATTTGGTTATTTACTGAGCTTTCAGGGGGTTTTAAATCGCAAGGGGGACAAAATTTAATTCTGGCGGTTCGTTAATATCGTTAGAAGGTACACACAACTAGATTAGGAATTTATGATGAAATTTGATGACAAGCAGAATGGTTATCCAGCAGTAGTTTATGTTATGGAAAACAACAACTCTGTACTTATTCACTTTGGAGGATTTGAAGATATTTTAGAAGCTAAAACCTTCTCATCACACATCATGGATGAGCTTGGCATTGAAAGATTATTTGTTCCTAGAGGAGTTACAATACATTAGGGGGGTTTTGTTTTAAAATGCCAGAAATTGTCATTCCTTACAAACCAAGAGAATTGCAAAATTTTTTGCATAAAAAAATTGATAAGAGCCGATTTAGTGTTTTAGTATTGCACAGGAGAGCTGGAAAAACTGTAATGATGATAAATCATTTAATCAGGGCAGCTCTAACTAATCCTTTGCCAAACGCCAGATATGCCTTTATTGCTCCGACCTTTAAGCAGGGTAAGGCTACCGCATGGGATTACATAAAACAATTTGCAGGTAAAATACCTGGTACAAAATTTAATGAATCAGAACTAAGATGTGATTTGCCTAACAATAGTCGTATTACGATTTTAGGAGCAGAAAATGATAGTGGTATCAGAGGTATATTTCTTGATGGTTGCGTATTCGATGAAACCCAAGAGATAAAGCCAACTTTATTTCCTGAAATCATTAGACCAGCTTTGGCAGACCGAAAAGGTTGGTGCGTATTTATTGGCACACCTAAAGGTAGGAATTTTTTTTACGAACTTTATAAGGATGCAAAAGACAATACTAATAAAGGTTGGTACGCCTGTAAGTTTAAAGCAAGTGATACAAAGATTTTAGATCAAGAAGAACTGGATGCCGCAAAGTCGGTCATGTCTGAGGACTTGTACGACCAAGAGTTTGAATGTTCTTTTCAGGCAGCGATAACCGGCTCATATTATGGTGCTTTAATCGAAGAATTAGAAGCACAGAATAGAATTACAGAGGTTCCCTATGATGACAACCTTGATGTTGAAACATGGTGGGATTTAGGTCTTAATGACAGTACAGCTATCTGGTTTATCCAAAAGTATAAGGGTGAAATTAGATTAATTGATTATTATGAAAATGCTGGGTATGGCTTAGACCATTATGTATCTATTTTAGATCAGAAGAATTATGAATACTCAAAGCACATAGCACCCCATGATATTAAAGTCAGGGAGCTTGGCAATTTTGGCAAGTCAAGATTGGAAAGTGCTTTGGAATTAGGTATTGCTTTTGAAGTTGCACCAAAACTATCTATTGAAGATGGGATTGAGGCGGTTAGAAAAGCACTTCCTAATTGTTGGTTTGACAAAAACAAATGTCAGCAGGGTGTTGAATTTTTAAAAGCCTATCAAAAAAGATGGGATGATAAGAACCAATGCTTCAGGAATAAACCCATGCACAACTACGCAAGTCATTGTGCCGACAGCTTTAGAACTGGAATTACAGGAGAGGGTGCAAAATTAACTGATTGGAAAAAACAAATACCAGTCAATACGAAGTATATAGTTTAATATGGCAAAAATATCAGATACAGAATTACAATCAATTATTAGCGGTGAAATAACAAATGCTCTAGGTTTTCTAGGAGGCAATCTTTCATCACAAAGAAAAAAATCATTAGAATATTATCTAGGTGAAAAGCTAGGCACAGAAATAGATGGCAGATCACAGGTAGTCTCAACAGATGTTGCAGACACAGTTGAAACCATCTTGCCAAACCTACTTAGAATTTTTACAGCATCCGACAATGTAGTTCGCTGCGAACCGGTTAAAGCAGAAGATGTCGCTTTAGCGGAACAGGCAACGAATTATATTAATTATATTTTTAATAAAGATAATCCTGGCTTTAGTATTTTATATACTTGGTTCAAAGATGCTCTTTTAGAAAAAAATGGAATTATTAAAGTTTTTTGGGATGAAAGCCAAAAGGTTGAGCAAGAAACTTATAAGAATTTAGACGACAACGAATATCAGTTATTGGTCAACGATCCTAATATAGAGTTTGTTGAAACAGAAGAATTTGTCAATGAAACCGGCAAGGAACTTTTAGATGAAGCAAAACAGGTTGCTGAAGCTCAAGGTCAGGATATTGGTAATGTACCGGTTCCAAAATTACACAATTGTATTATTAAAAGAACTAATGCGTTTGGTAAAGTTAAAGTAGAAAATGTTCCACCTGAAGAATTTTTAATTTCAAGAAGTTCAAAGTCAATTGAAGATGCTAGTTTTGTTGCTCACAAAGTTGCAAAGACTAGATCCGAATTAATTGAAATGGGATTTGATAGAGAAGTGGTTGAAACATTGCCAGCTTCACAAAATGTTTTACATAGCACAGAAAAACTTACTAGATTTGGTGATATAGATGAAAATCCTTTTAAACATTCTACAGATAAATCTACAGAACAAGTAGAACTGTATGAGTGTTATATTAATTTAGATTACGATGGCGATGGAATTGCAGAACTTAGAAAAGTTTGTGTAGGAGGTGGTTCTTCAAATACAATTCTATCTAATGAAACAGTGGACAGTAATCCTTTTTGTTCATTAACTCCTATTCCAATGCCGCACAGATTTTATGGAAGATCAGTTGCCGAACTTGTTGAAGATATTCAATTAGTTAAATCAACAGTATTACGACAGTTGTTGGATAATATGTATCTAACAAATAATAATAGAGTTGCCATCATGGATGGTATGGTCAACTTGGATGACCTTTTAACATCAAGACCTGGTGGAGTGGTAAGAACTAAACAACCACCATCACAGGTTATGATGCCAATGCAATCGCAAACGATTTCACAACAGGCATTTCCATTATTAGAATATTTAGATACAGTTAGAGAAACTAGAACTGGTGTTACAAGATACGCACAAGGTTTAGATGCTGATAGCTTAAATAAAACTGCTACCGGTATTAATACCTTAATGACGCAAACTCAAATGCGTATGGAGCTGATTGCCAGAATATTTTCTGAAACTGGAGTTAAAGATTTATTTTCAAGAATATTTGAACTAACAGTTAAATATCAGGACAAGGAAAGAATTGTTCAATTAAACAATCAGTTTGTTCCTGTTAGACCGACCGAATGGAAAGATAGATATAATATTTCAATTATAGTTGGTTTAGGTTCTGGTTCTAAAGAACAACAGTTAGTTATTTTAAATAATATTTTAGAAAGACAGGTACAAGCTTTCAATTTACAGGGTGGACAGGAATATCCAATGGTTACTCTGAAGAATTTTTATAATACTTTATCAAAAATGATAGAGAACGCTGGATTAAAAAATGTTGAAAACTATTTTGTTAATCCTGATGTTGGTAAGCAAATGGTTCAACCGAAACCACCGCCACCACCAACTCCAATTGAAAAAATAGAATTTACTAGAATTGCAAGTGAAGAAAAACGAAAACTTGCAGAACTTGAATTAGAAAATAAAAAAATTAGAGCTGAAACAGCAGAAGCTATTCTTGGTTTTGAAGTTAAAATTAAGGATATGGAATTAAAATATAATACACAAATTGATGTTGCAAAAATGAAAGCGGATGCTGATTTAGATAAATTAGTAACATCCAATAGAAATAAAACTTTTTTAGCAGCTCAAAAATCTTCAGACACACTAGGACAACAGGTAAATAGTTTAAATGAACAAAGACGAACAAGGCAAACTCCAACAGGAAGTGAGCCAATCGAACAAGGCTAAACAACTTTTAGACAATCCTTTGTTTAAAGAGTCGTTAGATAAACTTAAAAAGCTATATGCTGAAAGTTTATTTAATACCGGTGCAAAGGAAACTGAAACTAGAGAAAAACTTTGGTTAGCCTACAATATTGTAGGTAAAGTTGAACAGCATATTCAGGAAATTTCTGATACAGGAAAACTGGCTAAAAAACAGTTAGAAGATTTTAGAAATTCCATTAAAGACACAAAATTTTAATCATCAAGGTTAAAATAAGCTAACCTCATCGGAGGAGCTTAACATAAACAAGGAAAATACAATGTCAGACAATCAAGCCAACCCAACGAAGGGAGCTGAAACTGATTTGCAAAAAGCTGCAAAATCAATTACAGGTTTGTTGAATCCAGTTGCAGAAGAAAAAAAAACTGATACAACAGACATCCCTGAAAAAGAAAAAAAACAGGAAGAACAAAATTCTCCTGAACCAACAAAAGAGGAATCTTCAACAGAAGATCAACCTTTGGAACAGGAAATAAAGGAAGAAGAATCTAACGATGAAACTTCCGAAGAAGTATCTCAAGAACAAACAGATGAGATTCCACAAGAACAGGATTCCACCTACAAGGTCAAAGTTGCAGGTCAAGAATTAGATGTTACCTTAGACGAATTAAAAAATGGTTACTCAAGAGATGCAGACTACAGACGAAAGACTGAAGAACTTTCTTACGATAAGAAACAATTTGTGTCTGAGTCTGAAAAGCAAAGACAAGACTATTCCTCAAAACTTAATGAGTTGAATCAGTTAATGTCGGTAGCTCAACAACAGCTAAATACAGAGATTAATTCTGTGGATTTAGAAAAGTTGTACGAAGAAGATCCAACTGAAGCTGCAAGGATTGAACATAGACTAAGACGAAAGCAAGAAAAGCTTAATTCAGCTATGGCTAAAACGCAATCTGAGCAGAATAAGCAATTTGAAAACTTTTTAAGCGATCAAAAGAATAAATTGGTAACTAAATTACCAGAATTTTCTGATCCTGACAAAGCCAGTAAATTAAAATCTTCTATGAAAACTATTTTGAATAATTATGGTTTTAATGACCATGAAATTTCACAAGTATATGACCATAGAATAATTATGTTGGTGAACGATGCCATGAAGTATCGGAATATGCAAAATTCAAAACCGAATTTAGCAAAGAAGATTTCTAAACCTGGCAAAGTTTTTTCTTCAGGAGTTAAAAAAGACAAAACTGAACTTAATTTCAGTAAGCGAAAGGAAAAGTTGAGTCGTCTGAAAAAGACTGGAAACATCAAAGATGCAACCAGTATATTTTTAGATATGGTAAATAATAAACAACAATAACTTAGGAGAAAATATATATGGCACAGGTAAGCAATACATATAGTACCTATGATGCTGTTGGCGAAAGAGAAGATCTGTCTAATGTAATTTATAACATTAGTCCGACCGATACTCCTTTCATGTCTGCAATTGCGAAAGCAAAAGCTAGTTTTACAAACCATGAATGGCAAAAAGACTCTTTAGCTGCTGCGTCAGGTACAAATGCTGCAATTGAAGGTAACGAAGTTACTTTCGCAGCACCATCTGCAACTACTAGACTTGGAAACTATTCTCAGATTGCGGTTAAATCTGTAATCGTTTCTGGTACATTAGAAGCTACAAATAAAGCTGGTCGTAACAACGAACTAGCTTACCAAATCTCTAAAGCTTCAAAAGAGCTTAAAAGAGATATGGAAACTTCTTTATGTGCAAACAACGCTAAAGTAGCAGGTGATGACTCAACTGCAAGAGAACTAGGTGGCGTAGAATCATGGATAGCATCTAATGATGTTATGGCAGGTTCTTCACCAGCAGGAACAGGAGCAGATGCAAGAACTGATGGAACACAGAGAGCCTTCACAGAAGCTCAATTAAAAGCAGCATTAAAGCTGGTTTGGGATTCTGGTGGAGATCCAACTATGATCCAATGTGGTTCTTTCAATAAACAAAAACTATCTGGTTTTACTGGTGGAGCAACAAGAATGGATCCAGCAGAGAACAAAAGATTGGTTGCAGCAGTAGATGTGTACGAAAGTGATTTCGGAGCATTAACTGTTACACCAAACAGATTCTCACCAGCTAGATCGGTTCACATTATCACACCTGATATGTGGGCGGTTGCGTTTTTAAGAGATTTCCAATTGGAAGATCTTGCAAAAACTGGTGATGCTCAGAAACAGTTTCTATTAGCCGAATATACTTTGGAAAGTAGAAATGAAGCAGCATCTGGTGGAGTTTTTGATTTAACAACATCATAATAAATAACTTTATAAGGGGGTATTAATTTATCCCCTTATAATTCAATTAACATTTTGTTTGGTCTTTGAAGTCTTTCAAGGCGGAACGAAGCAAATAAAGGAAAAAAAACATGAGAACACTAAACGATTATTTTATAACAGCTAAAATTACTGACATCAGTACAGCAGGTTCAACTTTTGTACCTATACCTGATGGCGGAAATGTTATTAAAATTTTAACATCAATTAAAAATGCAATATCATCTGCAAACGCAGCTCTGACTTGGGAAATTGGTGGAACAGCTATAACTGGTGGCGGAATTACAGTAACACAATCTGGATCTGCTGCTGGAGACGTTGATACTGCTGAACCAACTGCTGCTAACAGAGTTGAAGAAGATGGATCTATCGAAATGATTACAGATGGTGGATCATCTACAGCTTGTGAATGTGTAGTAACATTTGTTATTAGAAGATAATTATAGAATTTAAGGGGATCTTGCCTAGCGGTACTTCCCCTTAAATGTAAAAAATTAATTTAATTAAATAAGGAAAACAACAATGGTTAATTATGGTTTAAGACATGGAACTACTCAGACAATATCAGTAGCATCATCAAGTGCAGCAGTAAGTAATGCGTTTGGAAGTGGTACTCATTATGTAAGAGTTGTTTCAACAACAAACTGTCATATTACATTTGCTGCATCACCAACTGCTACAACCAGTCATGGTTATGTACCAGCAGGAGAAGTAGAAATTATTAAAGTTTCTCCAGGTGAAAAAATGGCAGCTATTAGAAATAGTGGCGATGGTACTTTGTATTGTACTGAACTTAGTGCATAATGGCGAAACCACCTAAGTATGGTGCTGTTATTGAATATACAAAAACCTCAAAAGGTACATCTATTGGTAGGCGACCTATTACTAGCACCATGAATAAAAATAAACGAAGGCAATTAGGAAAAAAACCAATTTATAGAGGTCAAGGCAAATGAAAACAAGAAACACCGAAACCGAAGGTTTGGTTACAGATAGCTTTATACCCCATGAAGATAAAGGTGTGGTTCATCAAAGAACTGTAAATCATAAACCTATCCTAGATCATAATAAAAAGCTTTATACTCAAAACGATGGTTATTCACCAGACAAAGGTTTAAAAAGAGTAGCATCAATCCCTACAATTGTTTTAGAAATTTGGTGTAAAGAATACACTAAAGATCAAAACAATGGCAATTGGTTTGGATTACCTAAAGAAACACAACATAAAATTTTAAGAGAAAAACTAAACAGTTCTGATTGTAGATATTTTAGAACAGCACCAGGAAGATTTTAATGGCACTAACATCATATTCAACACTTAAAACAGCAGTAGCAAATTGGCTAAACAGAACAGATTTATCTGATGAGATAGCTGATGATTTTATTGTTTTAACAGAAGCGGATTTTAACTCAAAATTAAGAATTAGAAAAATGGTTAATCAAACAACCATTACAATTGATAGTGAAACAGAATCAGTACCTACAGGATTTCTACAGGTTAGAAATTTTTATATTTTATCTGGAGCAACTAAATATTCTTTAAGATATGTTTCACCATCACACATGGATCAATTAAGGGGAACTTCTACAAGTGGAACTCCAGAAGTTTATACAATTTTAGGAGATACATTTAGATTTTCTCCAAAGCCAGACACATCTTATACCGGTTATATTAATTACTATAAAAAGTTTGATGCCTTATCAGTTACAAATACATCTAACTGGATATTAACAGATCATCCGGCAATTTATTTATATGGTTCATTATACCATGCTGCAAATTTTTTAGGTGGTGTAGAACCATCACAAGTTCAACAATGGTTACAAATGTATGGAACTGCTATGGAACGATTAGAAATAAATGACAGAGAAGATCAATATTCTGGTTCTCCATTACAAATGAGATCAGAAGATACTGTGGCTTCACCATTTGGCAGTCGTTATACAAGCACAGCTACAAGTAATAGTTAGGAATTAAATGCAAGTACCTTTTGGAGAATGGCTACCAGATCAACCTGAACATGGAAAACAAGGAGCTAATGTTGCAAACAATGTTTATCATGCAGCAAACACTTATAAAAGATTTCCATCTTTAGTAAGTTATTCAGGCTCATCTACAACAAGCACAGATTCTAAAGGTGCAGGTTCATTTAGAGATAACTCTAATACAGTTTATAACTTTGTAGCCACAAGAACAAATTTATATCAGTTAGCATCAGGAACATTTACATCAAGAAAAGCAAGTTTAACTGGAGCTGCTGATGACTTTTGGACATTTACCCAATTTGGTGAATATGTCATAGCAAGTAATGGGGTTGACCAACCTCAATATTATTTAATGGGAACATCTACTAACTTTGCTAATCTTTCAGCTATAGCAACAGATAATCCAGTATTTAGAGTTTCAGGAGTAGTTAGAGATTTTTTAGTAGTTGGAAATATTACTAATGCCACAAACAGAATACAATGGTCAGGCATTAACGATTTAACCACTTGGACAGCAGGAACAAGTCAATCGGATAGTCAAGACTTGCCTGGCTCTGGTGGACAGGTAGTAGCGATCACATCTGGTGAGGTTGGTTATGTGTTTAGACAAAACCAAATAATCAGGATGGACTATGTGGGTGGTAATACAGTATTTAGATTATCAGTTATATCTCCAAATAGAGGTGCTATGTATGGAAGAACAGTTTGTCAGGATAATAGACAAATATTCTTTTATGCAGACGATGGTTTTTATCAAATAAATGGAGATCAAATACTTCCTATTGGAGTAGAAAAAGTTAATAGATATTTTGATCTTAATTTAAACAAAGCATTTGCCGATAGAATTTGTGCGGCAGTAGATCCATTTAATCAGTTAGCGATGTGGTTATTTCCAAGTACATCCAATGCTACTAACACAACAGGGATTTGCGATAAAATAATTATTTATAATTATGCTACGCAAAAATGGTCATTAGCAGATGCTAGTGCAAGTACAATATTCTCACAGTTCGTTGGAGCATTTACTGTAGAATTAATGGATATTATATCTGAAAACTTAGAAAATATTAATGCTGCATTAGATACAGATTACTGGTCTGGTGGACAAATGTTACTAGGTGCAATTGATAGTGATTACAAAGCTTCAATCTTTTCAGGAACAGCAAACGAATGTGAAATAGAGACAGCAGAACTTGAACCATTTCCAGGTTTAAGAGCTAACATTACCGGTGTTAGACCTATTGTAGATGCCGATGCCACATTAACTGTTAAGTCAAGAGAAAGATTAGCAGATACAGAATCAGAAACAAGTTCAGTATCTATGAGAGATAGTGGAATTAATCCAGTTAGAAAATCTGGAAGATATGTAAGAGCAAATGTAAAAGTGCCAAGTGGTACTACATTTACTCATGCACAAGGAATAGATTTAGTAGCATCAAGGGCAGGTACTAGATGAGTGATAAAATTGATATAGATAATGTTAGATACTCTATGGAAACACAAGAGTTCTTTCAAAGACAAATAGAAGAAGCAGTTAATGCTTTAATTAACAAAAATAATACCGAAAGCGATAAAGCTTTTAACTGGTTTATGAATTAAGGAGAAACATGGCAGGATCATATATAGGAAAATACGATACAACAGCAGCAAATAATACAGCTACTTCAACAGGTTCAGTATCTGTTGCAGAAGGAATGTTGCCATCGAATATTAATAATGCCTTTAGAGATGTTATGGCAGACATTAGGCAGTTTTATAATTCTGCTGAATGGATAGAATATGGAGATGGAGCTGGAACTTATACACCAACTTACGCATCTTCTACAAGTTTTACAATTGATGGAGTTAATGTAACTACTCCATATCATGCAGGGCGTAGAGTTAAATTAGTAGCCTCAACACCTGGTACAATTTATGGATCAATTACATCAAGTTCATTTTCAACAAACACAACAGTTAATGTTTCTTGGGATTCAGGTTCTCTTTCAGACGAAGCTATAACTTCAGTACATATTGGAATTACAAGTGCATCTAATACTTCAATGCCAGAAACTCCAGCAATTACTGGAGACTACACAATAGATGCGTCAGGAGATATTATTCTTGATGCGGATGGTGCCAATGTAACTGTTAAAGATGGTGGAACAACTACATTAGATATAGTTTCAAATGGTGCTACAGATGTAACACTAGATGCTCCTGGTGATATTAAATTAGATGCTGCTGGAGCTGATATTAAACTTTTAGATGATGGTACTCAGTATGGTAATCTAAAAAATAATAGTGGTGAATTAAGAATTACTTCAAGTTCATCAGATACAACAGCTATCTCAATGAGTGGTGCCAATGTTACTATTGCTGGTGATTTAACTATTACTGGTGATGATCTTACCATGACTACTAATACGTCAGGTGCAGCTCTTATTGGTGATGGAACAAATTTTAATCCTGTAGCTATATCTGGAGACTTAACAATAGGTACAGATGGTACAGCAGCAATTGGAAGTGCTGTAGTAGTTAATGCTGATGTAAATTCTTCAGCAGCTATTGAATTTTCTAAAATGGAAAACCTTACTACATCAAGAGCTTTAGTCTCTGATGGTAGTGGTGATGTTTCTGTTAGTGATGTTACATCTACAGAAGTTGGTTATTTGGATGGAGTGTCTAGTGCAATTCAAACTCAGTTAGATGCTAAACAAGCAACAATAACTGGATCAGCTACAACAATTGATACAGAAAGTTTAACTGCTAGTAGAGCTATAGTTTCTAATGCCTCTCAAAAAATTGCAGTATCAGATGTTACTTCAACAGAATTAGGATATTTAGATGGTGTTAGTTCAGCTATTCAAACTCAAATGGACACAAAAGCAGCTACAACTTATGTAGATAGTGCTGTTGCTGGACTTAGAACTAGAATTATTTGCGAAGCAGCATCAACAGCAGACGTAACTATTTCATCAGGTCTTGAAAATGGAGATACTATAGATGGAGTTACACTTGCTACAGGGGATCAAGTCTTACTTAAAGATCAATCTTCTGATAGTCAAAATGGAATTTATACAGTTGTTTCAAGTGGAACAGCTAGTAGATCAACTGAATATAATACAATAGATGAAATATCAGGACAGATGGTTGTTATCAATCAAGGATCAACTAATGACAATACTATTTGGCTTTGTACTACAGATAGTTCAGCTACTTTAGATTCAAGTTCAATTACATTTACAAAAATTACACCATCTAATGTTGGAGATGTTACATTAACTGGAACACAAACTTTAACAAATAAAACATTAACTTCACCAGCTATTGATGGTAGTGGAGTTGTTTTTGAAGGTTCTACAGCAGATGCTTATGAAACTACATTAGCACCTGTGGATCCAACAGCAGATCATACACAATACTTAATCAATCAAGGTGGTTACATTCCTGTATTAGCTGCATCTACAACAACAGCAATTGCCTCAACACCAGCAGAATTAAACATTGTTGATGGAGGTACAGCAGCTACTGGCACAACTTTAGTTGATGCTGATAGATTAGTAGTTAATGATAATGGAACTATGGTTCAAGTAGCCATATCAGATGTTAAAACATATCTAAATAGTGCTGGGTATGTAACAGACGATCCAACAGCACTTGCAATAGCTTTAGGTTAATTAATAATAAAAGGAGAAAATACAAATGGCGAATACATTTAAAGTAGTTACATTTGCGGCAGAGCCAGCTTCAGCAGGTACTGCTTATA